CTATTAATAGACCCGATAAGCAATTAGCAAAATTGACAAAGACCGAGCGTGAGTTAGGGGGTATACCCAACTCATCTGAGGATGTTAAACAGGCACACGCCTCAGCTATTGAGTCTTACATTGAGAAGTTTGTAGGTTTTGATTTAGAAGCAAAGTATAGAGACCCGGAGCAAATGGGTACTATGCCATTTACAAGAACACTTGAGGATTGGGCTAAGTTTGACATAAACGATAGAACACGATTTGATGCTTCTATTAGTTCAGGATTATGTATAATGGCTAATCAAAAGCACTTATATACACCGGAGAAAAAAGAATCAAAATTAATTATTAACTTCGCTAAGTATAAAAACGAAGGAACAACAAGTCAATTGATTAGATGAAAAATGTAACAATCAACATAAACACCGCAGCATTCCCAAGTCAATTAGCAACCGATGCTGAAAAGGCATCTGATGCATTTGGTTTGCAAGTGGGTCAAGCTATTCAATATGAATGGTTTAGAAAAGACGGAAACAATTGTAGATACTACGGTCAATGGCAAGATTTCCGCAGACTAAGACTATATGCAAGAGGTGAGCAGCCAATTGGTAAATACAAAAATGAATTGGCTATTGATGGCGATTTGTCTTACTTAAATCTTGATTGGACTCCTGTTCCTATTATACCAAAGTTTATTGATATTGTTGTTAATGGAATGTCTGATAGATTGTTTAAAGTGAAAGCATATGCACAAGATGCAATGTCTCAAGCTAAAAGAAACAAGTATCAAGATATGCTTGAAACACAAATGGCAGGTAAGCCTGTTCTTACAAAAATTCAAGAGTTAACAGGTGCTAATCCATTTTTAATGGACCCTGAAGAACTTCCTGAAACAGATGATGAGTTGTCATTATATATGCAGCTTAAATATAAGCCGGCAATTGAAATAGCAGAAGAAGAAGCAATCAATACCATATTTGATGAGAATCATTATGAAGATATTCGTAGAAGATTAAATTACGACCAAACTGTTATTGGTATTAGTATTGCAAAGCACGAGTTCTTACAAGGAACAGGTGTTAAGATAAGTTATGTAGACCCGGCTAACGTTGTTTATAGTTACACAGAAGACCCATTTTTTAAAGATTGTTTTTATTGGGGTGAGATTAAAACATTACCATTAACTGAGTTAATGAAGATTGACCAATCTTTAACTAAAGAAGACTTGCAAGAAATTACTCAATACAGCCAAGCGTGGTATGATTATTATAACGTAGCACAGTTCTATCAAAACGATATGTTTTATAGAGACACTTGCACATTGATGTATTTTAATTATAAGACAACTAAAAAGGTTGTTTATAAAAAGAAAAAACTTGAAGGTGGTGGTTCTCGAGTAATTGAGAAAGACGAAACTTTCAACCCTCCTGTTGAAATGATGGAAGAGGGTAACTTTGAAAAGATTGAAAAAACTATTGATGTTTGGTATGAAGGTATTATGGTAATGGGTACCAATATCTTATTACAGTGGAAGATGTCTGAGAATATGGTTCGTCCTAAGTCAGCATCTCAACACGCAATACCTAACTATGTTGCTTGTGCTCCTCGTATGTACAAAGGTGCTATTGAATCACTATGCAGAAGGATGATACCATTTGCTGACTTGATTCAAATAACGCACTTAAAACTACAACAAGTTATTGCTCGTACTGTACCTGATGGTGTCTTCATTGATGCCGATGGTCTAAACGAAATTGACTTAGGTACAGGTAACGCATACAATCCTGAGGACGCACTTAGATTATACTTCCAAACAGGTAGTGTAATTGGACGTAGCTTTACTCAAGATGGCGACTTCAACAATGCAAGAGTGCCTATCACTCAGTTGACATCTAACTCAGGTGCAGCTAAAACGCAGATGTTGATTACAAATATGAACCACTATATTGATATGATTAGGTCAGTGACCGGTCTTAACGAAGCAAGAGATGGTTCTAACCCTGACCCTAACTCATTGGTTGGTCTACAGAAATTGGCTGCATTAAATTCTAATACAGCTACAAGACATATTCTTGAAGGTTCTTTGTATGTATATCGTACATTAGCAGAGGCTTTAACATACAGGATTGCTGATATTTTACAATATTCTGATTTTAAAGATGAGTTTGCAAACCAAATTGGTAAGTACAACGTATCTATATTAGAAGAGATTAAAGAACTCTATATTTATGACTTTGGTATATTCATTGAGGTTTCTCCTGATGAAGAGCAAAAAGCACAGCTTGAGGCTAATATCCAAATGGCATTATCTAAGGGTGACATTAATCTTGAGGATGCAATTGACATTCGTGAGATTCGCAATCTTAAACTTGCTAATCAATTACTGAAACTTAAGAGAGTTAAGACTCAAGAACGTGAGGAGAAGATGGCTATGCAAAAGCAAGCTATGATTTCTCAACAGCAGTTGAAGTCTCAAGAGTTGGCAGGTCAAGTGGCAATGCAGAAAATTGAAATGGAAACCAACTCAAAGATTAAGATTAAGCAAGCTGAGGTTGCATTTGATATGCAAAAGGTGCAAATGGAAGCTGAACTTAAATCTCAATTAATGCGTGAAGAGTTTGATTACAATATGCAGATGCACGGTATGGAAATTGGCACTTTAACTGAAAGAGAAAAAATGAAAGAAGATGCCAAGGCGAAGAGAATTAGTCAACAAAATACCGAGCAATCTAAATTAATTAATCAAAGAAAGAACAATCTTCCGCCAATGAATTTTGAGTCAAATGAGGATAGCTTGGATGGGTTTGACTTAGCCGAATTTGAGCCTCGTTAAAAATGTCAAAATTTTTGTATAAGTTTGTATAAATTAAATTAAATCAAATGGAATTAAAAGTTAGAGCCTTAGACATAATTGAACCAAAGAGTGTTCAAGAAGTGGAACAACAATTACTTGAGAAACACGAGGAGTCGTTAAATCAAGAAACCAACCCGGAACCGGAACCATTGCAAAGTGAGCCTGAACCGGAACCTCAATCAACTGAGGTTGAATTAAAAGACGAAGACGTTCTTTCATATATTGGTAAAAGATATAATAAGCAGATTAACTCTTTAGATGATTTAGTTGCTGAGCGTAAAGAAGCTGAGCCACTACCTGAAGATGTAGCTGCTTATATGAAATATAAGAAGGAGACAGGTCGTGGGTTTGAAGACTTTCTTAAGTTAAAGAAGGACTTTGACGCAATGGACCCTGACCAACTTCTTAAGGAATACATCTCTGCTACACAGGAGGGACTCGATAGTGATGACATTGAGGTCTTAATGGATGATTACAGATTCGATGAGGAATTGGATGATGAGTCAACTGTTAAGAAAGTAAAAATCGCAAAAAAGAAAGTTCTTGCTGAAGCCAAGAAGTTTTTCAATTCTCAGAAGGAGAAATACAAAATGCCCCTTGAGTCAAGTACGGCATTCATTCCCGATGGAGAAAAAGAAATCTACGAAAGCTATAAGCAATATACCCAACAGGCAAAGACAATAGAAGAGGAGAACAATCGTAAACGTCAATGGTTTGACCAAAAGACGAACGAAGTTTTTAGCGGAGAGTTCAAAGGTTTTGAGTTCAATGTTAATGACAAGAAGTTCACGTTTGCTCCGGGAGACGCTAATGAGTTAAAAAAGAGCCAAGCTACACCACAGAACTTTATTAATAAGTTTTTAGATGAGCAAGGTTTAATTAAAGACGCATCAGGCTATCATAGGTCTTTGGCTATAGCAATGAATCCTGATAAGTTCGCTAAGTATTTTTACGAACAAGGTATGGCTGACGCTACTGATGATGTTACTCGTAAAATCAAGAACATCAATATGTCAGAGCGGAAAGCACCCGAAGTTGGCACTCCATCAGGAGGAATGCAGGTGAAAGCGGTAAACCCTGATTCAGGAAGAAACCTGAAAATCCGCAGTATAAAAAGAGTTTAAAACAATTAAAATTTAAAAAAAATGGCAAGTGCTTTATTGAATAACCCCACCTACCAATTGCAGCCAAGTGCTGAGCAGGTGGCGTTACAGACAAACTACATTACCAACTTCAACTTCTTGAATCAGTATCTTCCTGATACATACGAAAAAGAATTTGAGCGTTATGGTAACAGAACAATCGCATCTTTCTTACGTATGGTAGGAGCAGAGATGCCGTCTAACTCTGACCAAATCAAATGGGCAGAACAAGGACGTTTACACATTAAGTACACTAACTGTACTTCAGCAGCAGCAGCAGGTGCGGCAACCGCAACTTTCACTGTAGCTGATTCAGGTGTGACTTACATCGCTATCCGTGTTGGACAAACTTTGATGATTCAAAATAACACTTCAGGTGTTTTCAACAAGGCTATCGTAACAGCAGTTCCTTCAGCAACTACTTTCACAGTAGCTTACTATGAGACTGCAGGTCAGGCTTTCGCAGTAAGTACTCAATGTACTGTATTCATTTACGGTTCTGAGTTCAAAAAAGGAACTAACGGAATGGTTGGTTCATTAGAATCAGAAGATGACATCTACAGCAACAACCCTATTATCATCAAAGATAAGTATGCGGTTAACGGTTCTGATATGGCTCAAATCGGTTGGGTAGAAGTAACTACTGAGAATGGTGCTACAGGATACCTTTGGTATTTAAAGAGTGAGCACGAAACTCGTTTACGTTTTGAAGATTACTTAGAGACTTCAATGATTGAAGCTGTTCCGGCTGCATCTTCTTCAGGTGCTGCAACTGCAGGTTACATTGGTTCTGAAGGTATCTTCTACGTTGTAAACAACCGTGGTAACGTTTGGGGTGGTGGTACTCCAACAACTTTAAGCGATTGGGATTCTATCGTTTCTCGTCTTGATAAGCAAGGTGCTATCGAAGAGAACGTTGTATTCGTAAATCGTGGTTTAAGTTTCGACATTGACAATATGTTAGCTACATTGAATGGCTACACTTCAGGTGGTGTTGCTCAATCAGCTTCATTCGGTCTTTTCGACAACGATGTTGATATGGCGTTAAACTTAGGTTTCACAGGTTTCCGTAGAGGTTATGACTTCTACAAGTCTGATTGGAAATACCTAAATGACCCAACAATGCGTGGTGGTTTAAATACTACTGCTGCAACTGCAACCGGTACTATTACAGGTTTAATGGTTCCTGCAGGTTCTACTTCAGTGTACGACCAAATTATGGGCAAGAACGCTAAGCGTCCTTTCTTACACGTTCGTTACCGTGCTTC